TTATTAAACTTAGCTGCCTCCTCTCTCGATGTACCCGCTTGGGCTGCTTTTTGTGCTTCCGCGCCGATTTGATCGTTAATTTTCTTCAAATTTTGATAATCATAGTAAGATTGACTAGGAGGAGTTCCACCTATTAGCGGGACATGTTGAGTTATATTACGGTATTCGTCTTCTGCGAGGGCCGTAGGATTATCTGCATATTTCATCGCTGAAGGAAGTAATCCTTGGGCTTGATTCATTGCTGCATTCAACATATTGTAACGTTGTGCAGATACTTGTTGCGCCGTTGACATTCCAGCTTTAGCAGCTAAATTTTGCATCTTTTGTGCAAAAGGGGTTGTACCTGGATATTGAGTATGCGCTACATAGGCCGCCTTTTGCCCGGGACTAAAGCCGTAAACGGCAGTCCTACTCTGCATATTTTTAATCATAGCCTGTTGCTTATCATGGATTTGTTGAGCAGCACTTACCTCCGCCTGCGTGTGAGCACTAGGATTTGCTAGTACATTTTCAGACCATACGGCCTGCCCAGCTGCGCCTTTATTTTGCGGCGATGCATTTTGAATGGCTTGCATTTTTGCAGCTATCATCTTTGGATAATTATCAGATTGCTGTTGAAGATATCCCGTTTTTGTTTGCATATTTTGCAATTGCGCTTGCAACATTTGTGGCTGCATTTGATTGGCTTGTTGCGCATGCATGTTAGCTATTTGCTGAGCAAGATTAGCATTCTGCAAGCTTTGAGCTGTCTCAAAAGGATGTTCATCAGCTACACTGATATTCGCTAAACTTGGTAAAACTGGTAACATTTATTTCTCCTTATAAGAAATGAGCCAGAGGACCCAAGATATTTCCTAATCCAGAAAAGATACCTCCGGTTTGAGCGTTTCTGGCTTTAGCTTCTTGTTGTGCTAAATTTCCCATATTCATTTGATTAGTTGCTAAATCACCTGCTAGGCCTGTTGCAGCGTTGTATCCCATTTGATTTAAACCCTGCAAACCCTGCAATCCTTGTGAATGCAAACCAAGGGCCCTATTCATATAGTTACCGTAGTCTTGATTAGCCAATTGATCTATGTGACCTGCTAACTGTTGTTGCTCAGCAGGACTACCTGCCATGCCACCAGCGGCAGCCGCTCGATTAGCTCCTTGCGTAGCTTGATCTACGCCGAATTGATAACCAGGTGATTGGTGATAATGAGAACCAATTTGTGCCAGAATAGCACTAGGATCATTGAGCATTCCCATTACTTGGCCATGCAATGCGCTTAAATCTCCTCTGCCTTCTTGAATGTAAGGATTAAAATAAGGTTTTATCATCCCAGGAATTTGATTGTAATAATCCATCCCAGCTTGCCCAGGATTTTTCATAAACAAATTTGATAATAGCCCACCAATTCCTCCGATCATTTGAGTTGTGTTCTGGTTTCCGCTTGAGCCATCACTAGATCCCAACGCATTTTCACCATATTGTTGCCAATCTCTGGACATATTTATCTCCCCTTAAGGTGTTGTCGTTACTTCAACAAATGCATCATTAATACCAACCTTTAATTTATTAGTCGTGGTATCAATAATGAATCGACCTGTTCTTTTACCAGATGGTATCGCCGTAATTTCTGCCGTAGTTAAGCTTTCTAAGGTCGAAACTGGCCTGTATTCACCATCATTATTAATCATGCATTTTGAGGTGGTTTTATTGTAAACAGTCCCACCATTCAATCGTTGCCGCGAATGTGCCGGCGTTGTCGCAGTTACTGTTTGCATCTTGGTTATTTGGTCTGTGGTTTGATGCGGAGCATAATTAGCTTCAGTAAAACTATGCTGGAGTTGCTGCGACAACTGAGTAAAAAAATGATGCCAGGCGGGATGAATGCTACCCTCATTGCTTAATAGCTGTGCGTTTGGAACTGTAGGGATGTTCATTGCTCTACCTCCATGACACCATTTAACACGACAAACCGGGTCTTACCCCAGAATTGAATCTGAAAAACCATATCATTGGATGCACCAAGCAACCAAAACACTAGCTTATTAGTTCTCTTTCCAAGAGGAAATAAATCTTTCATTAGCACATTTCCAAAGCTCATCCCGCCATTACGCGCAATCGATAACCCAACCTTTTGTGGAACCTTGCTATTGCCTTGCTCTAGCGTCATATTTAAACTATTTACTTTAAATCTTGAACTAGTTGGTGTCCCATAACGCTTAGTTATTCTTATCCTGGGTATTTCTTCACCAAGTGTTGTACCACCAATCACATACTTATAGGTTGAGTAATCAGTGCTTAACTCATACAGACCCGCATCACGATAACTAACGAAGTAATGCTTGTTATCAAAAAATGCTACACGTTTTGCTATGTGATAATTCATACGTTCATCAGTAAGAGAATAAAACTTTTGTTCGTTAAAGTCATAAACTAAAGTAAAATTATCTGACTTAAATGTGACTTGATAAAAAATATGCGCATCTTCTTGGAACAAGAAACCTGATGAATCAGTACTATCATTTAGCTTATCTAGTTTAAAATCAATTCCATCAGTCGAAATCGTTTTAGGTGGCCCACCATCGGAATAAATAATGGTGGCCCCGGATTTAGCATTTGCAGCTAGCCATACGATCATTCCAAAACCAGTCGCGATGGTGGATGCTGACAAGCACCCGTAATCAATCGCCAAACTATTAGACCTCTGATAAGGAAATAACGGATTGCCGACATCATGCCAAATTTCACTAACTTTTTTGCCCATGACAAAAATCTGACGATCAAACGCTACCACAGCCACCATTACATCAGGCTTAGTTTGTAACGCAGCAGAATCTAATGCAGACCACGACTTACCATCATTATTACCAGATATATACCATTTGTTTGTTAAAGTGTCCGGTATAATAAAATACGTATCTTGAAAAGTGATGTACCCAGCGGCTACTACGCCAAGTTTATGTACAGGGTCAGATAGATCTACTTTTTCAAAGGTAGATGATCCAGTTGTATAGGTATACAAGTATAACGTACTTGAACCATCAACAAAGGCTAATTGATCAGCTTCATTTTCACTAATAAATACTGGACCTGAGGCGGACTCTAATGATCCTATTAAAGAATTACCTAAGTCATCATCAACAGCATAAATGTTTTGACCAATTACAACGATCAATCGATCAAACTTAGTTGATACGTAACATTCTCTTGCTTCACCCGTCGCTTGAAGCATTAATTTTTTAGCATAGCCAGCGTAGGGAACTAATGCACCATCAGATATCATCATATTATACGTTTCTTCGATGCTTTGTTTTTTATATCTATCAAAGCTCGTTCCACCTACTATATCTAAGGGTACGGTTTTTCTCATGAAGTCGTCCAACCTCGGCCTAAATTGACCTGACCATAATTCACACTTCCTCTACCTGATAATATGGAGACTTTATTCACTGTTAAATCTATTTGAGTGATATTGTTCAATTGCTTTAGGAAGCCTTCTAATGTTCTCGTCTTAGCTTCTGAGTATGGGAAATTATACAGTTCACATAGCCTCTGAGCTAAAGCATACTCTAAATATGTGACATAAAAATCATCTAAGCTTGTGCTTAATTCGTCTGTTAAAACCACTTTAGATAAAGCATATTTACCATTAATGTTTAAGGTATATGCTGCAGCCGGCAAAGGGTATATAAATATAGTGCTGCCACCTAGGTTTTTTTCTACAAAATAACTGTTAGGTAATGTTGTGATATTATCTGCACGAGACGATCCGAAATACCTAGTTCTTGTCATTTCATTTAATTCATATCTAACCGAATCTAAATTAAATGTAAGCGTACTTAATTCTATTAAATTAGGTGCGGCATACTCCTCTTGTCCAATCACGCACGGTATCGTGGTGTGACTAAAATAAGGAATATACCGACCTGTAATTGAGTGTTCAGTAAGCAAACTGTTTAAATACCGTAATCCATCAGCAGACTGCGAGCCGCTTACAGTCTGTAGATCCCTGGCTACAATTTCTGATAGATACCAGGCATTATTTATTAGTTCGCTTACTTTCACACATTCCTCCTATATTATAAAGGGAAGATCAATGCCATTGAATACTCAGGCACGATAGTACTTCCATAAATAATATCTGTAATAAAGCCACGTTGGTTTAACCCAAACTGTGAACCATAATACATACGCATTGACACACCAGTGTCAGGATCACTTTTGTTAGCTGTAGGAAACGGAACTTCTTCTGGCAGCTTAGGCGCAGCAACATATAACGCACCTCCACCACAGATCATGCCGCGTCGATGACTAGGTAACGCCCTAAGCTCCATACCTGCAACAATCGGAGTGCTAACATTCTGATTTGGACCAGCAGCCGAAATCAAAGGTGGATCAATTGGAATAACCACAGCACCTGCCGCTGTTGATGCAGCATCAGCAGTTGCTCTCATCTGTACTGGGCCAGCCGATGTTATATGGCCAATGAACGTTAAGAATCTAACATTTGAAACACCAGCAACACCATCGAAAAACTCTAGCAAATCATTCTCAAGGATTGCATTAGCATCAATAACGGCCAGTCCGGACGAAACAGATAGTTGATCTCCGGCGGCGTTGATACCTGTCACAGTCATCACACCTGGTGCACCCGCGAGATTGCCTAGCGTGCCCGCAGTATGTACAGGTAATAAGTTACTCATGTAGTAACTGGCATTATTAAACGTACCAAGTTCCCAAGAATTTGCAATTTCCTTGTTTCTATCAAGTACAAATTGACCTAAACCGGAATTGATTATCGCTGGTACAGCCATATCTTCTAGATATACTTTGATATCAGTTTTGGGAGCACCGAAATTTCTATACAGTGCTAATGCTTCTGCAAGCTGACCGTAAGAATTGATAACGGTTGTTCCATTACCATAAAAGCGGTAAGGAGCACTTAAGATACCTGATGCGATATCTGCTTCAACTACAGTTGCTAACTCTGCTGCTGCTGAGCGGCCGAATTTATCCATATATTCATCAACGTTAAAGATGAATTCTTGAGCGCTGAATTGATACGCAACTGATTGTGCACTACCACAAGTCAAAGGCATTGAACGCTGTTCAGCTGCTTGGAATGCAGCGACTAAAGTATTAGTAGCTGTAAAGCGAGGAGGCAAATCAAAATTTACTGTGTCGCCTAAATTAGCTTCCTTATCTTGAAAGTTTTTAAATTTGGTATTAGCCGTACTTACAAAACACATAAGGTTTTGCATTAGTGCTAATTGACTTTCTTGATAGGTGACTACCTGTTCTAAAATATTACCCATTTTATTACCCTTATAAAAAAATACAGGCTAATAAAGGTTAATAAGTATCCCTAAACTTTCGTTTTAAGTCCGACATACTCATCTTGCCATTATCAGCACCAACGTTTGAGGATGTGGCCTGACTTAATGGCTCTTGGGGTAATTTCTGAGATGTCCCGTCTTGATTTTGTTGTAGCCCTTGTGACAATTCTGCTAATTGCATGTTCGTTAAACCAGCATCGTGCTTTGTGCTCACAATCTGACCTAACTTACTAGGGTTCTTAGCTAAATTGTACAATATGTCTCCAGCATTAGGGTGGGCATTAGCTGCCATCAATAATTCTGGGTGCTGAGTAAAATCATAACGTGACGTAACTTGGTCAAAATCGGGATGTCTAGCTTGTGCATCTTGTATTTTAGCTGCTAATTGGGTCACCATATTATTATGTTGAGCCTGAAGAACAGCCTGCTGTTGGGCATGTTGCACTTGCTGAGCTATCATTTGTTCCATATTAGGATCTGCAGATTGCTGTTCTTGAGCAGGTGCTTGTGCCTGAACATTAGGTACAGGAGCAGTTGTACTCATAGAATTTAGCGCAGCATCATAACCCTTTTGATGGGCATCACGTTTTGCTTTCGCTATGAGTTCATTTACACGAGATTGGGCCAACATCTTCTCATCAGTCTTTTCAGCCTGAGTTGGAGCGCTGACTTCTGCAGGTGCATCATCACTATTTTGAGACAAAGTAGTCTCGGAATTACTTAAGCCTTCAGTCATTTACATAACCTCGCCAATTAGACTGTTATACCCCGTCACTGGTGGGACCAAACTAACGCGTGAGTAGCGGCTATGTTTCCTGATAGCGCAGTAAGTAATTCCGGATATGCACCGTGCAGCTAGAGCTACTAGCCCCTTTATAATACATATGTCAGAAAGTTGTTCAATAGGAAATGGGGGAATTATGAATTATTTTCCCATGCTTTTTAATGGAGTGAGATTAGCCGTGAGTCCAAGTACTTCGACTATCAAGTACTTAAGCGCCAAGTACTTAACGGTTAAGTACTTCGTGCGCCATGATATACTGGAGGGTTAAGCGCTATTGACAAATATATCTTGTACAACTATAATTTGTATTCTAGCAACAAACAGGTAAATATAATGAGCACTAAAAAAGAAAGCCAGAATGAAACTATAAAAATGGATAAAGAGGTTGATATTTCGTCATTAAATTTTGATGGGGTATGGCGTGCTTTGGGTGGTGAGAATGCCGAAAAAATGAAAAAAGAATATAGTTCAAATTGGATGGAGGCATTATCACTTTACACAATGTGTGAAATGGCAAAACACATTCGTGATAAGTGGGACACACTGACTAAAGAGTGCGACGAAGAAACTCACTCATATCTATTTGCTATTATTATGAAAGGTCTGATTCAATCTGTGGCAGAAAATTACTATGTAGTTTTAAATAGCAATCCTCATTTATTAGTTGATGAAGAACTTGGTACACCAAGATCTATATGTGACCATTATTCCTTCATAACTGCTAGGACGATGAGTGCTATCGAGGAAAGGCATCTAAAAGAAGCAAGCGACGAAAAAGATGAAGGATAAATACGGGTGTTCGGTTTATAACGATCCTGATAAAAGATTTCAGCCTGACGGCTGCGTGATTAGTCATAAATTTGGTTTAAATTATGATCCTTGCCCCGGTTCGTTAAAAGCAATCGATACACCTAAAGGCAGTATGGTTATTTATTGGCCGCCTAAGAAATGTGAAGATGGGCAAATGAGGCCGTTAGGGATTGAAACGTGTAGCTACATCTGGAATCAAGACCAAGGGAAATATGAGGGTGAATGCAATCAATGCGGTAAGTGCTGCATGATGGGTGGCAAGAGCCAGGATATTAAATGTAAATACTTAGTTAAGATGGAGGATTAATGCCAGATAAAATTAATGAATTGTCGTTAAAAGACCCGGCTAAACAAAACAAATCAGTATCATCTGCTTCATATAAAATAGGTGGTTCGGGACCAGTAGTACTTATATCGGGTGCCACAAATATGTTTAGACGTAAGCCTGATTTGTTTTCTAATGCACCCAAAAAGAAAATATTCAACATAGGAGGTTTGACATGAGCGATACCAGTACATCAATGACATTAGCGCTAGATCGATACATTAAAGAGGAGTCTGACAAAGCGTCTACACCAGCTCCAAGTTTGAATATACAATGTGGTGATGCTATGAGCGCCTTAGCTGCTTCTAAGAGTTCTCCTAAATTCTTTACTAATAAATTAGCGGAAAAATATGGGAATACTAATCCCGTTTACACTGGAGAGGTTCATTGTCCAATACTATAAAGGAAGATAAATTTGAAACATACAAAAATGATTTTGAAGGACTGATAGAGCACATTCATGAGTCAGCATGCTTTGAAGAACCAATCAACATATTCAACGCTAACCCAGATCATACTTGGTCAACTCGTTTAACTTCTTTTACCCTGGGGGCACAGATACACCCACGCCACGTACCTAATGGCGCACTTGGTTTATTCTCAGCATCCATACGTTTTCAATTCTTACAAATGAAGCGTGATAAAAGAAAGGAATTGAAGGAAGAATTATTTTATATGGTAGCAAAAGGACACCAATTTTTAATTAATGGTGGTTGTGGTGTTAGGGTGTGGCTGGGACAACTGAATCCAGGCTCGTGGCAAGAGTTGCCTGACTCCGACATGTGCATCATTCGCGGTATTTGGGTCATAATGCCAGATAACGAACCCCGCCCATTCCCGTTCTTTGGCAGTGGAAATTATAATTTTCAATTTGAACGGCTTCCCTAGGGAATCTAAAGATGCCTGATAAAGATGAATTAGAAATATTTAAAAAATACTTCGAGCATATGCTAGCTGCAGGTTATGATTTTAGCTGTGTACAATGCACGCATCCAGGGGTCAATTTATGTGCTGCTCCCGGACCTTTGCCGCCATATGGTACACGTGATTGGGTTCATGTAATGATATGTGGAGACCTAGACCCTATAACCGGTAAAACTCCGTGGAAAGCAGAAATCATAAAAGGGGATTCTGGAAGGAACTATACAGGACATTTACATGATAAAAAATAAGTATAAGACAGCATTCAACCAACGAGGGCGGAAGATCTTACGCTGCCTTATACCTAAAACAAAATAAAGGTTTAAAATTTAACCTCTGTTTCTTTTGTCACTCTTTAAGTCTCTCATACGCTTAGTATGTGAATCTACTTTTTTTGATTCGTGTGACTTGCTTTTTTCATGCTTTCTTTCTTTAGACATCGCCTCATGGTGCTTAGCAAGTTCTCTATGATGGTGCGCAATTTTGCCATGATGTCCTTCATAATCACGCCTAGATCTGCTCTCGTCCCCATGTGCCTCTCCAAATTTCTTTGATTTGTAACCTTTATCAGTATCTTTGAAACTCTTCTTATAGTCACTTTTAGACTTGCTCTCGTCGCCTTTTTTACCGCCGAAATCAGATTTCTTTTTATGTTTTCTCATTGATTCAGTTTCATGTCCTAATTTCTTCTTAGCTTTTTTCATTATTTTTCCTTTGTCGTTTGATGTTAAGCCGTCGGCTTGTGGCATGCGGGATAACGCATTTCGTGCATGGGCGGAATCGTTAATTGGAAACCGCCTAATCTTTTTAGTAGTAGTCTTACCAGTCGTTTTGTTTTTAACGCGCTTCTTCTGAATTACAGCAAAATCAGAATCGGGTAAGCTTTTACGTTTGGCATAAGATAGTTTAGCCATTTATTGCTCCTGATGGTTGTTTATGTGATCCATTGAATGACGATGGACCTGGTCTTGATGCTTCAACTCCAGATTAGCCATATTGGACAATCTTTCAGTTTGAGCCTTAGTTAGTTGAACAGCATTATCTTGATCGGTTTCTTTTTCAGTTAACAATAAATTTAAACGTTCATTCTCTAGTTTTGCCTGTTGGAGCTGGATTTCGGCCTGTTTGTATTTATCCTCCATATCTATTCGCTGCTGTGATTGTTGCACCTCTTGCTGTTTTAATGAAATTTTCATCATCTCAGGGTTATTATCACTATTACCCTGCTGTGCTTGCGCTTGCGCTGCTTGCTGCTGTTGTTGTTGCTGCTCAGTGAATTGCTCGGCTAGTTCCACTAGCTGAGATGAGCCTTTTATGCTTAAATTCTTACACAGGATTGGCAAACCGCCTTGGTTCATCATAGCATTAAAGCCTTCAGAGGCTCCCATAAGCTGCGTGATGGTTTGCATAGCACGATTTTTCTGCACTTCGAAATTCACACCAGGCTCAACCGAAACCTCTAGTGTGTTTTGTGGGTAATCAATGTTTACAGAGTTTTCACCAGAAGGTTGATTAATCATCTGGTAGCTCCGCTTACCCTTAGAATCAACCACAGGTACAGTTCTTGGTGTTACATAGTATTTAGGCAGCATGTCTAAAATAACCTGTGCAGATTGATTGAGCGCAGCTAAAAAATTCATGATATAGGGCATAGCTGCTGCGTTGCTCTGAGTGGCGCCTTCAACAATAGCCACCCCAGAAAGCTGATTGTTATTTATCCCTAATGACGCGTCATAACTACCCAGAATGTTTTGTATTGACGTGTCAGCCTGTGCAAATGTACCTGCAAACTCACCTGGTATTGGCTGTCGGGGTATTGGCTGAGGAGATGGTAATTCATTTCCTTCACTATCTCTTGGATTGAATAATAAAACTCCAGGTTGGTTTGGACTCTTCCAGGGGGTCTGTTGTTCAACCGGGATTCCTTCGGCAGGTGCTAACCATTGATGCTGCTCTACATTCTCCAGCTCATTAGCAAGGCTG